TGTGAATGTACCGTTTGTTGATGTCTTTACACTACCAAAATCTAAAACTGCAATAGCTGCATTAGTATTTGTTGATGATCTGTTATAGATCAAAGCTGCTTGAGCAGATATTGTTGCTGATGTAAAACTTACGTTTGCAAAATCAACAAAAGCTGTTGAAGCTGTTGCGCTTGTTTTGGTTAAGCCAATGGTTGGACTTGTTAAAGTTGCACCACCACTTGCGTATGTTCCTGAGTTTGGAACTTCGTTAGTTGCTGAAAATGCTGTTGTGTTTCCGTTTAAAGTTGCAGAATCGGTGTAGAGAGCAAGATTGATTGTATCATTATCAATATCGTGATCCCCTGCCAATAACTCCTGTTTAAATGAAGCACAGACTGCTTGATTTATTGCCATGTTTATTTACCTCCTGGGTCTACTGATTTAAGAGGGAGTCTTAAGACACCGTCTACATACTCATCTCTACGTTTACGTCCCATCTGCTCTTGAGCGAACTCGCTCAAAGAAGATTGAAACATTTGTTGGTATATTTGCATATCCTGTGTATTTTTCAAGTAAGAATATGCTTCCACTAAAGTTCCGTACAAAAGTGTTTCCGGAGCGTTATTAGATATGAAAGTTGTTGTGCTTGTGGATCCAGAACCATTACCTAATCTCTCAGGAGTTTCTTGATACCACATTTCGACAGTGTAAGCTGCATTAGGAGTAGGAGCCACAACTAATTGTGTTGCATCCCAATTTGCCCAATATTTAGGTTTACCTGTAAAATTTGTATCTGTGGTTGATCGCTCTGGGATATACTCGTCTATAAAGGTCGTATCTACTTGTTGTAACCAAGTTCTTGTTCCATCTGTTTCAACTAACTCTAAACTCCTTGCAAACCTAAACCCACCCTCAGGTGCGGATATATCTAAAAAAGAGTTGTTAGCTTCAAAAGTTGACGTTGCATATCTTCGCTGATAGTCCCCGTCAACCGCCCTATCAATTTTATTTTCTACATTAGTTATGAAAACATTAATGACAGAGTTACTTAAAACGTCACTAGTAACCTCTGTGTAATTTCTTACATTATCTAAAAGTTCAGAATAATTCATGATATCACCACAGTCACTGTACCAACACTTGAACCTATAATCAACTCTCTGATTTCTTGAGAGGGCTGCATTCCGTTTGATTCAAAAGAAGAATCTCCAGGAGCACCGACAAACACAATCGTAGGTTCTATCCTAGCCGGTCTACTCCAAGGTAAAGCTTGTGCGTCCGCCCTATGGTGTGGAGGTTCTAATTGTGGGTGTTTTGTTTCAAAACAAGAGGGACATGTTTTTAATCCATTCCACTCCTGCCTTAACTCATGAAACTTATATTGCTGACCACAACGATCACACAACGCTATAGCATGAACACCGGTGGCAAAGTTGCCCATTAGTTACTCACAAAATAATTTTGAGGAACAATGTGAACAGAAGTGGATTGGCTGTCCTCAGTCAAGGCCCTTTGTAACTCATCCTCATAATATAATTTCAAAGACTGTGTTCTTTCAGGCGAAACTTTTTGAGAAATAAAATATGCAAGACCAGAAACCATACATGGTAAAAATCTAAACGGAGCATCTGGTGTATTGGTGTAAGCACCTGCGTCTTGGATTCTTTTTACATAATAATAATTAATGTTTGTTCCTGTAGTATCAGGAGCAAGGTAAAGATTAATTTTTACACTTGATAATTTTCTTTCAATAAAATACTGAGTCGGTGTTCCTTGTTGAGTTTTGTTAGGTATAGCTTGATACTCTGAACGAGATATTTTTGTCATTGTCGTATCAATACTTGAACTATTTCTAAACACCATTTCTAAAACATCTGCAGCATCACTAGGGGCTGTGTATTCAGTTGACCCTGCAGTTAAACTTTGTGTGTGATTAGCTACTTTCCAAATGTGAACTCCGCGGTTGCCCCACTCAGAAAATAATAAATTTAAACTTCTTCTAGCTGATCTTAATTGATAACCAGTTCTGGTTCCTGAAAAGCCACATCGCTCATACGCATCTTCAATTACTTCATCAATTTGTAAATCAAAACTTGTAGAGTCGGATGTGGCCATTCAAATTAACCTCTTTTTTTAACGACAGATTTTTTCTTACCTTTTTTCATCATTTTGCCTTTTTTAGCCATCATGACTTTTCCGCCGCCTCGCATCTTGTTGACTTTACCGCCACCACGCATTTTCATTCCCACCACATTTTTTGTTTTACCTGGCATTTTTTTTCTCCTTTTTAAACAATTGTTCGTATTTATCTTGCCGAGTTTTAACGACCTCGTCGTAATACTCTGCTGGCCATTTCTTATAATAACCTATCTTATGTAGTTTGCAACTTGCATCATAGAGCTGCTTAAACTTTTGTATTAACATCATTGAGTATTCAAGATCTCCCTCGTAAGAGCAATTATCTGTCGGGTCAACTAAAAACTCCTGACCCTCAGCCGTAGCAGGAACATCAGGATGAAAACCCATAAAATACACATCTTTTTTATTATATAATTTATTATAGAAATTAACCTTATCATTGAATTGTTCGAAAGAATATTGATCAAAAAAAGGATCACAAAAAATTAATATGTCATGTTGTTTTTTATTCCAAGATTTAAGTAGAGTATTTAAATGCCTCTCGTATTTTGATTTATCTGTGCGAACCTCTATTCTAAGCTTTTCATCTTTTCTCCACTTAGCTGCAAAAGGACATGCTGGGAAACCTAAATGTTTATTCATTGGTTCTAAGACTTGCTTAGACCATTGAATTACATCATCTTTTATTTTTTCTGCTTGTTTTTTTCGAGACAATTGTTTTTACATTAGTTGGTTTACCACCAACTCCTTGTGCTACTGCTCTTTTTCTAGATACTGCTGATTTAATTTGTCCCTTAGTCATTCTATTTGCTTTCGCTCTAGGGACACATTTAGGATACTTTCGTTTAGCGTCTTTCTTTTGTTTGGACCTACCACACTTAGCAAACCCTCCACCTTTTTTCTTAGAGCCTATGTCAACCCAGTCCTGCTTAAACCACTCTTTAAGTCCGCTTTTTGCCATGTTGTTTCCTTATACTATTTTTACCTTTTTTAAAGATACTAGCAACTTGTGTTTTACCCATTACTTTAGCACGTTGCTCAGCAACAGTAAGGATTTGAATTTTTCTTGCAAATGGTTTTTTAACTTTACGCACTTTCGAGACCGTCGCCCGTGCATCAGCAGGAGTAGCAAACTTAATGCGGACAGTGTCTTTCGGATTCTCATCTGTATATAATCGTCTCCCTGAACCTTTAGGTTTTTTACCAGTTCCTTTTACTGGGTCTTTAGGCATAAATACTTTGAGGCAATTTAGTTTTCTTACGCTTACGGCCCTCTACCATACCACAACCAGCTGCCACGATCCTACCACCTTTAGACATTCTTTGAGCAGATATTTCTTTTCTTTGTTGAGAAACAGAACCTCCCATTGCCATAGGCTTAGGACCTTTAAAATCTTTTCTTTTGACACCGCTAGGATCTTTAATCTTACCAGCACAAATCTTAGATGCATAGGCATTAGCATATGCGCTGGGGTACACTTTAAATTTTCGCTTTGCGGCGGCTTTTCCTCTTGGACATAGCTTTGTCATTTTTTTTACTCCTCTTCGGTTTCGTTATCTGTTGTCTCATTTGGGCTCGGCTGATCACCATGTAGACACCTTGGACACTCGCACATGCAAGATGTGTTTAATGAACAGTGACACATACATCCACAGAGTTCGCATCTCAATGTAATGTACCGATCTCAAAGTCAGGCTCCCAAATAATTTCAAGTTCGTCTTCCATTAATAATCTGTAGTTTTAATCAAAAACTCCTCTATCCAAGCGATTCTATTATCCATATCTAGTATTTTAGATTTAATTATGGCAATATCCTGTTGCATTTCTGCAACACGATCTGCCTTTTTTTCAACTGCGTTTAATCGTTCAGACCACATACCCCATGTCATGCCAATAGTAGCTATCAACACTACGTAAGGTAATACTGTTTTTATTTCGATCTTAAACGACATACACAATCCTCATCTGTTTTACAATCGCACATGACACACTCCTTACTTTGTCTTCGCACTCATCCCACTCAATGGATTATTTAAAGCCTTATTGATCTTCAAGTCAAGGCTTTCTTCTAATAGTTTCATTTCATCTAAAAGTTCTCTAGCATCTTCCTTTTGTCTATCTTCTACGTCATTAACAATCTCTGTAATATGTCTTATATCACCATCCATTTGTCTTAAATCTGCTTTTAAATCGTCTTTCAATTCTTTTGCAGTTGAAGCCACTAAACTTACTTCTTCTAAAATCATAGACATTTCAGTTTTTATCATGTCCAATTCCTGCTCAATTAATTCTAATCTTTTATCCATTTCAGCTTTTGATAGCTCTATTTTTTTATCGAAACCACTTAAATCAGGTGCAACAAATTCATTTATCTTTTCTTCCATATCAAGATATCTTTTGTAAACCTCAAAGCCACCATATACAGCACCTACTGCTGTGGATAATGCAATAAGAACTCCAAAGATTTTTCCCCCTTTGAAGGAGATACCACCTACGTTCACTTCTGCCATTGTGAGTTTACCATATCATTCATTGT